TAGCATCGCAACAATCTCAGTCATTACTTCAACAATTGTAGGCAGTAAGTCGGGTAATGCCTCGCCTATGCCCTCAGCCAATGACAGCACCACTTCAACGCCAGCTTCTAATAATTCTGGAAGTAATTCTATTAACATTTCTGTTATTCCACTAACGACACTTCCAAGTGTGGGTAGCAAGTCGGGGATAGCGCCTATTATTCCCTCGGCTAGTGCTTGTATTATGGATGGTGCACTGTCTAATATTGCTTGCGATATACTTGTAATTAACTTCAATATCTGCGGTATCATTTTTTGAATATTGCTTATTATTCCTGTAATGCCTTGTTTAATTTCATTCCCAGCTCCCTCGTTTCCCGCCATAAGGTCGCTGAAACCATCCATTAGCTGTGATAATGCTGGCAACATTTCACCTACTATGTTGTTTTTTAATCCTCCAAAAGTATTTTGTAGTCTTAATAGGCTGTCCTCAAATGTTGCACTAGCTGAAACAACATCGCTGCTCATTACCATGCCGTAGTCCTCGGCTTCCTGCATTAAATCCTTTATGGCATCACCGCCACTGTTTAGTAATGGCAGTAATTCACTGTAGCTTTTTCCAAATATGTCCTGTGCTGCGGCATTTCTTTGGGTTTCGTCTTCCATGTTCGCCAGGGCATCTATACTGTCTAGCAGTACCTGTTCTGTTGTCTTGAAACTTCCATCTGCATTTTTCAAAGACACACCTATTGCATCAAAGTCTTCTGATGCTCCTTCGACATTATTTTGCGCATCTGCCAAATCGCTTGTAATATTCTTAATTCCTTTGCTTAAACTGTCTATTGAGGTGCCGCTTCTTTCGCAGGCGTATTCCAGCTCTTGATATAAGTCACTGCTTATACTTAGCTTCTGGCTTGCCTTGTCTATCTCATCGCCTGAGCTTGCAACATCATTTGCCATACTCCATACAGCCTTTCCCGCTGTCATAGCCGCTGTACCTAAAGCCGCCACTGCTGCCATAGCCGCTTTTGCACCTGCAACGACGATATTTGACAATGTTTCTCCATAGCTACTGTGGCTTGCATCTGCTTCTTTAATCTGGCTATCAACTTCGTTTAATGCCGCTTTTTCGTTGTATAGCTGTGTTTCTAATTCTTTAGCCTCTTGGCTGTTCTCTCCATATTGCTTCTTCATGGATTCATAAGCTTTTTCAGCTTCTTCAACCTTTTTAGCCTGTTCCTCGTAAGTCTTTTTAAGGATTTCCTGCTTCTCTGTTAATGCTTTTGCGCTGTTGCTGTTTTCAGAATACCTGCTATCAACTTCCTTAAGCCTAGCGCTTAGTGCATTTAAATTTGTGTCGATTCCCTTGCAAGCCTCTTCATACTGTTTCTGTGCGCTCGTAGCCTGTTCCTGTTGTTTTTGGTTGTCCTTAAGTGCGTTTGCTGTATTCTGTAATGCCGCTTTTTGGTAATTCAATTCCTTTTGGGCTTTATTGATTGCCTCGGCGTTCTGGTTTTCCGCACTCTCATAGTTCTTTAGCACCTGTTCAGCCGCCTCTACCTTTTTAGCCTGCTCTTCATACGTTTTTTGCAACAATTCCTGCTTTGCCTTTAGTGCTTCCGTACTTGTTGCATTGTCTTTATACTCTGCGGTTACTAGCTTCATCTCGCTGTTTAACAATGCAAGGTTCTGATTAATGTCCTTGCAGGCGGCTTTATATTCTTTTTCTCCTGTAATACTCAGTTTGGTATTAATGTTATTGGTCTTGTCTGCCATGCAATCACATTCCTCCTAACGCTATATCAATATCATCCAATTGCTCTGTACGTGGTGTATTCCTTGAATTTGCAAATTGTTGTGGGTTGTATTCTTTGTGGTATCTGAACAGGGTTATGATTTGATATGGTGTCTTTTTCCAAGCTTCCCTCTCTGGATACCTCAAAAAAACTATGGCAATATATAAAAGCCGTACAGTGTCTAATCTACCTGTACGGCTTTGGATTCCCCCTCGTCTTCTGTTTCATGTCCTTCTATATTGTCATTTGCGGTGTTATCATTGTTGTCACCGCTTACTGCTTTTGAAAACGCTTCATAAATTGCAACCTGTATTGTTTTTATATTGCCAATATGAATCATCTTTCCTATCTGTTGTTCTGTAAGTTCAGACTCTCCATCATCTGCGCCCTCATTGATTAGTAATGTTAATAGCCATTTCAAGTCTTTAATCATATTGGGATTATCTTTGGCAAATACCTCACCCAATTTATCGTAGCCCCCAAATCTGTCCTGCATCCGCTCCAAGGCGTTTAGATTAAACATCAAGTGGTACTTTCTGCCATTAAGCACTACCTCGTATCTTCCATCATGCATTGCACTCATTCTATTAAATTAGGCATGGTTAAAAACCACGCCTTTCTCCTTTCCTTAGACTGTTTTAAGTTTTACCGATGGCACTGCATCAAACCATGTCTTTGCGGTCCCATCCGTTTCTTTTCCGACATAATCACCTTTCCATTTGCCATTGCTTGCCTTTATAAAGTCACCTTCAATTTCAGGAGTATTGAACTCAATTGACTCACCTTTTGTTTTGAATGTCTCGTTAGGCACTTTAAATTTGCCTTTCAATAACCATACATACTTGTAATATCCACCTGACTTCTTTGCCCTGAATCCTACTGCCACATATGGGGCATCGTCCTCCGAACCAGCCCATACAACATTGTTAGCATCAACTTCCTGTCCTAATAGGTCTGCTGTTATCTCTGGTGTTAGGTCTTTTATTCCAAGCTTTAAGGTTGCCTTGGTAAATTCCTTTGCAATCTCGCTTACGGCATCATCTGCGTAAAGTGTTCCGTCGGCTGTCGTGACTGACAAATCTGCTGTCAATGCTGGTGCTAGTTTCTCTGGCGTGTCCCAGGTGTCACCTGTTTCTCCTTCTGTCACCTTTGCATAATACAAATCTTTTAATCCTAGTGTCATAATTATTCCTCCTTCAATATTTCTACATTTATTGGAATTAACCAATATCCAGTGTCATTCTCATAGCTCTCTGAGTCTACGCTGTTGATATAACATCCTGCGTCTTTTAGTACTTTCTTTGTCTTTTTTAGCTGTTCTTCAAAGTCACCTTTATAAAACAAGGTAACTCTGTACAGTTCCCTTTCGTTTGTAGTAACATCATCAGCATTAACTGCTGCTCCCTGCAACATTCGAAAGAATGTATAATATGCTTTTGGCTTGTCCCTTCCGTTGTAAACGCCCCTCTGTGCTGGTATCCCAGCACTCTCTAATATGTTTTTTAAACTATCCATTCTGTGCCTCTTCCCATATCTTCAATTCTGTTTCGACAACCTTATCGTGTGACTTCTCATTTGCGGTTGTCATATATGGTCTTGCTTGTTTCTTGCTCGTGCCATATTCAGCCACAAAACCGATTGTTGCGTACTGCACGTTGCCCTTGCTGCCTTTGCTGTCGTTTCCATGTTTAGCCTTGCCTTGTGGGTATATCTCCACGTATTTTTCCTTATCGTCGCCTTTTACGGCTGTGGCTTTTATTGATTTTATGAAGCCGCCTGTGTCATTAAGCCCCATTGACAACGCCTCGGCTTTCTGTGCCTCGACAATTACATCAGCCCCAGCCTTCAACATTTCTGGCACAGCCTCGACTGCTGCCTTTTCCATTTTGAGGAACGCTTTTTCAATCTCCTCAAGCCCTGTTGTGTTAAAATCAGCCATCGCACACCTCTATCAACAAATAAAGGATAGGGTATTCTCCCTATCCTTGTCTTATTTCTTACACAGAATCAGCTTTGTGCCGTAGGTCTGTCAGTGTCAGCTCTATGGTATCATCATCAATATCATAGGTCTTTAACACGAAGAAACGCCTCCCGTCAAGCTCCACTGTGTCCTGATTATTATAGTCAGCCTTGTGTATGTCGCACTTAGCCTCCACCACCTTGCCTGTCTGCTGGCTCTTGAAATACTCGCTGTACCCCACTGATTTTTTGTTGCAAAATACAGTTGTCTTGGTTTCTTTTAGCTCATTTTCAAATCCATTTGCGTTTACACGCTCATTTGGCGGTGTCTGGTCTACCAGTGTGATTTCGTCTACCCATCTAGCCATGCTATGTCTCGCTTTCTGTGTACTGTTCTGTAATGGTTGTCGTTCCAGCGCTGGATGCAATGGTTGTCACTTTCGTGTACACTTTGCCCCCTGTTGTGGGTTTGATGGTCTCTGTAACTGTATCGCGCCCATTGCTGTCAGTCCCAAACTTCGTTGTTATCACAGCCTCGCTGTTGGTCGTCTTAACACTGCCGTCTGCAAGTATCTCCGTCTTTGATGATGCCAGCCCATAATACCTATTGAATATGTCCTCGGTTATTGAATCTTGATTCAGGCTTTCTATCCTCTCGTCCAAATCTTCGAGGTTTTCGTACACCTCATTAAATGTGTTCTGGACTGCCTGCATGTTCTCATTAATTTTGCCCAGGACACAGTTGACCAATGCTTTGAGGCTGTTGCTGCTGAACCACTTCATAGCCACTAAGCAAACAACGCTGTTACTTCAGCGGCTGTGATTTCCTGGAAGTCGCTTTCCTGAAGTGCCGTCATTCCCTTAGTCACCGTGAACTTACCAGTGGTATTGTCATACGCCACCGCTGTGACAACGTTTCCTGTGCCGCTGTTTGTCAATGATAGGTTGTTTAGCTTGATATAGCCCGAAAGGTCCACCGCCCAATCTCCGACCTTTTCCAGTGCGCCATTAACAACCATATATTCATCATATGAATTTCCGTTAGCACCACTTGAATTTTTAACCATGTAGATTTTCTTATCGGCATCTGCTGCCTTCAAGTCTATACTGGCTGTACTATCCACAACTTCCCTCTGCAGGTGGTCTGCGTTGGATATTGCAGTTGCAATTGCATTATTAATCTCTGTAGCTGTCATACCGTCTGTGATGCCGTATCCAGCAAGTGTTGTTGCCTTGGCTGCATATCTGTTCTTAATTTCATCAACCAGGTAACCCAGTGTGTTCATTGTTACTCTTTTAATAGCCATATTGTCCTCCTTGTATTATCAATCAAATAAATTTTTAACATCCTCTGCGGATACATCCTCATCAGCTCCATCCGAGCCACTTCCACCCGTACTGAAATCATTTGTATTGTACTCGCTTGACATACTTAGGTGAGTTTTTAGCGATTCGTAGGAACTTTTGAATTTTTCAGCGTTCTCATTATATCCAAATTCCGCTTTTGCATACAATGTCACCGCCCTTACTATAAGTGCATCCGTTTCTTCAATCTTAGTAACGCCAACATCTGCCAAATCCGCCTTACATGCGGCTATGCAGTCGTTGATTTCTTCTGTTATTTTTTCACTTGTGCTGCTGATACGCAGCGCTGCCCTTATCTTCTCTGTTAATATGGTCTCTGCTGCCATATCATGCACCTTCTTTCTGTTTTATTGAGTTA